GTTGGTTGTAATAGAGGAAGACTTTTTACAGGAGCTCAAGTATTTACATCAATTAGTACATCTCCTAGTAGTTCACCATCTAGTTCAAGATCAACTTCTCCATCAAGAAGTTTATCAAAATCACCATCATCCAGTCCTTCTAGATCCGTTAGTCCTTCAACATCTCCTTCTAGATCATTATCAACTTCTCCTTCAAGAAGTTTATCCTCAAGTCCATCGAGATCTGTTAGTCCTAGTACAAGTCCATCATCAAGTTTAAGTACAAGTCCATCAAGAAGTATTAGTAGTTCGTTATCATTATCTCCTAGCAGTTCTTCTTCAACAAGTCCTTCTAGTTCTATTAGTCCTTCAACATCAATATCAAGTTCTATTAGTAGTTCTCCATCAGAGTCTATCAGCCCTAGTACATCCCCTAGTTCGTCTGAATCAACATCTCCATCAAGTTCTGAATCAACTTCTGAAAGTTCTTCTATTTCAACAAGTCCTTCAGCATCTGAATCTCCTAGTACAAGTCCTTCAGAATCTGTCTCAACATCTCCTTCTGAATCAATATCAAGTTCAGTCAGTCCATCTACATCAATATCTGAAAGTCCTTCTTCTTCTGAATCTTTGAGTCCTAGTTCTTCAATTTCCTTATCTCCTTCTTCTTCTGAATCTTTGAGTCCTAGCCTATCTCCTTCTTCTTCTGAATCTTTAAGTCCTAGTTCTTCAATTTCCTTATCTCCGTCTAGTTCTGAATCTTTAAGTCCTTCTAGCAGTATATCGCTAAGTCCTTCGAGCTCTGAATCAACTTCTCCTTCTTTTTCTGAATCTTTAAGTCCTTCTAGTAGTATATCACTAAGTCCATCAAGCTCTGAATCAACTTCTCCTAGTAGCTCAGAATCTACAAGCCCTAGTTTATCCATTTCTTTAAGTCCATCAAGCTCTGAATCAACTTCTCCTAGTAGCTCAATTAGTACTTCTATATCAACTAGTATATCATTATCACCGTCAAGAAGTATATCGAGTAGTCCTTCTTCTTCTGAATCTTTAAGTCCTAGTTCTAGTTTGTCATTAAGTCCTAGTAGTTCTATTAGTAGTTCTCCTTCAACAAGTCCTAGCAGTTCGTTATCATTGTCTCCTAGTTCTAGCTTATCTTTAAGCCCTAGTATATCCCCTAGTTCTTCTATTTCTCTATCACCTAGTATCTCGTTATCAAGTAGTCCATCAACAAGTCCTAGTTCCTCAATTTCCTTATCTCCTTCTAGTTCTATTAGCTCTAGTTTTAGTAGTAGTCTTTCAAGTTCTCCGTCAGCTAGTCCTTCTCCTCCATCAGATTTTACACCAAAAATAATATTTCTAACTGTTGATAAAGTACCAAAAATATTAAATTTTGTTCAAGATAAAAAGCCTAAAATATTTAAACATTAATCAAATGCCATCATATACACAAACAAAACAAAATAAAATAAAAATAGCTAATCCGCCTTTAGAAGATGAAGTGCGAACTTATCTTACGGCTGATTGTGCTATTGGAGCAACAACTCTTTCTACTCTTGATAATAATGGATTTATAATAACAGGAACATCTGATTATTATATTATTATAGGTGAATATGGATCAGAAAAAGCTGAGATAGTATTAGTCGATGCTAACGGAGCAGGAACATCATCTACTGGATTTACAGTATCTGCGACAAAATATTCACATGAAGCTTCAGATCCTATTACTTTTATAAGATTTAATCAAATTTTATTTTATGGAAAAATAGCAACAGAAGGAACAAGAGTTCTTTTGTCGACAAAAGAAATAGATTGTTCACAATTATTTACGGATTACACATATGCTGGTGATACTTACAGTTTTTTTGATTCGGCATATTATAATAGTACAGATGATAAAATATCAGTTTAATCAGATGAAATAGATAATACTTCGTTTACTCGTCAATCAATAAAAAGAATTATAGAATCTGGTCTTAGAAAAGCATTAACAAAACTTGAAGATAATCCTGAAGCAGAATTAAATTGGGATGTAGCTATTGAAACAGTTCAAGATGGAGTAGACGAAATAGTTGCTAAAAAAAGACGCTGGCCATTTTTAAGAACAATAAATTCTAGTACATCAACAGTAGCATCTCAACAATATATTGATAAACCAGATGATTTATTATTATTAGAATACATTAAAGTAAATTCTAGAAAACTTGACTTTATGAGTCAGACTGATTATAATAACTATACAGCAACAGGAGATACAGTTCCAACAGGACAACCTACAAATTATACAATTAAAAATAATAAATTTTATTTATTTCCAACACCTGATGCGGTTTATACCATTATCTTTGAATACTATAAAACAATAGCAGAAATTACATCAGATTTATCTACTGAAATTGACTTTCCTTTTATTCCTATTTTAATATATTATTGTGCAGCACAATTTGCTTATATTAGAGGAAATGACAAAAGAGGAGACAAAATGTATAATATGTTTCTTAAGATACTCGATGACCAGATTATTGAATATTCTGGTCCAGAGCAAATGGGGGATGCTGAATATGTAGAAAAAACATCAACTTATAATAGCAATGATGATGCTATAGTTGTCGAATTAGAATAATATGGCTCAAACAGCAATAAGATATACTAATTTTGATGGACTCTTAAATGTAGGAGTATCAGATTTTTTATTACAGGATAATGAATTAACAGCTTGTAAAAATTGTTGGATTTATAAAATTGGAAAATTACAAAAAGTTCCAGGATATTCTTTAGCTGTTAATAGTCAAGTTATTGATAGTAAAGATGTAAGTTATTTACATTATTATTATGACACAGCATCATCAACTAATTATTTATTAGCAACAGCAGATAACGGAACAGCATTAACACTTGAATATAGAACAACAGGTAATTTCGCAACTATCTCAGGAATAAGTACAAGTTGGGATTCATATGCTACTTCAATTCCGGCAATGACAAATTATCTTGGAAAAGCGTTCATCGTTGGTTATAAATCAGGAACAACATTTTTACCAAACGCTACTGTAAAAGCAACAACATTTTCAATTGTAGATACTGATCTTACATCAATGCCTCAAGCAAAATATATAACTACTTATAGGGATTTACTTTATATTGGTTATTGTAAAGTTAGTTCAACTGTATATCCTTCAAGAGTTTATTTTTCAGATGAACCAACAGCCGGTGCTATTGGGTGGACTGGAATTTTAACTAATTTTGTGGAATTTGGACAAGATGACGGAGATGAAATAACTGGAATTGCTGAATGTGCTGATAGACTTATTGTATTTAAACATTTTTCAATGTGGAGATATGATGAATCAAATAAAGTTAGAATAGCTAGTGTTGGATGTGATAGCTTTCGTTCAATTGTTAATATTAATGGTGTTTTATACTGGACTAATCGTCAAGGTACTTGGAGATATTCTGGAGGAATGCCAGAATTGATATCAGCAAAAGCACAAGAATATTTTGATGCTGTTGATCAAACAACATTAGGAAATCAAATAGGAGCTTGTTATAATGAATCAGAATATAGAGTATTTTTAGGAACAATAACAGTAGGAGAAAATACTTATACAAATACTTGGTTTTGTTGGGATACAAATAGAGAAAAATGCTATACTAGATGTACTTATGATATAGCTAAATCAGCTTGTTCATATATTGAATCAGGCAAGAAACGTTGTTATTTTGGAAATGATGATGGATTTGTTATGAAATTTGCTATACCAATTGATAAAGTATATTCAGATAACGGTAATGAAATTGATTCATTTTTTGATACAAAGGCAATGGATCATGGAGTTCCTGAAGATGTTAAATTTACAACCCATCTAACTATATTTTCTAATTATGCTAATGGAATGAAGTGTTCTGTTCAAAAGGATAATGAAGTAGCATTTCGGGAAGCTAATATTTCAATATTAAAGAAAAATATAGAACAAAGAGATATATCAGGATCAGCTAATCGATTTAGATATAAATTCTATGAAACAGGATTAGAAAAGTCATGGGAATTTGAAGGTTTTGTGATTCAAACAGAAATTAAACAAGAACCATAATGGCAAATTATTCTGATTTAGGATATTCAAGCCTCCTAAATATACAAACAAATGCTAGTTCAATTAAC